ACACTGATTGACAGATGCGGTGATGATGACAACCTCGCTTATAAGATGTACGAATACATTAAATCTTTCCCGTCCAAACTGAATCTGGACTTGGATTTGGATAATGCGTTCAGCCACCTGTTTAAAAAGGAGAAGTTATGAAATCGCAGAAAAATATCTTAAAATCCATTGAAGGTCTGTCCGATATAGAACTATTTGTTATTGATCTCTTTTGTGGCGCCGGCGGTTTGTCCGAAGGTGTGGAAGAAGCACGATTGGATGGAAATAGATGTGGAAAGGTTGTTTGCTGTGTGAACCATGACAAGAATGCCATCCTTTCACATGATGCCAATATCCCTGATGCACTTCACTTTATTGAGGATATCCGTACACTGGAACTTTCCCCGATAAGCACTATTGTAGAACGTATCCGTCAGCTATACCCTGATGCCATGATAATGCTTCATGCTTCTTTGGAGTGTACCAACTTCTCGAAAGCCAAAGGCGGTCAGCCGAGAGATGCTGACAGCCGAACGTTGGCAGAACATCTCTTCCGTTATATTGATGTTATAGACCCTGACTACATTCAGATTGAAAATGTAGAAGAGTTTATGTCATGGGGAGATATGGATGAGAATGGGAAACCTATCAGCATGGACAAAGGCCGGCTTTATCAAAAGTGGGTGCGCAATGTCAAGAAGTACGGTTACAACTTTGAGCACCGCATCTTAAATGCTGCCGACTTCGGTGCCTACACCACAAGAAAACGCTTCTTCGGCATCTTTGCTAAAAAGAACTTGCCGATAGTATTCCCTGAACCGACCCACTGTAAAGGTGGTAGGCAAGATATGTTCTCGCGGCTGGAGAAGTGGAAGCCGGTAAAAGATGTGCTTGATTTCTCTGATGAAGGAACTACCATCTTCAGGGAAAAGCCTCTTGCAGAGAAAACGCTTGAACGTATCTATGCCGGACTTATCAAGTTTGTAGCCGGCGGAAAGGATGCCTTCCTCGTAAAGTATAATTCTATGAGCCGTACAGGGAAATATAACGCTCCTGGGATTGACGAACCATGTCCGGTGGTAGCCACGCAAAGCAGACTTGGAGTAGCGCAAGTTTGTTTCCTCTCTAAGCAGTTTAGCGGACACCCCGACAGCAAGAACGTATCAGTGGAAGAACCGGCTGGAGCAATCACTTGTAAAGACCACCACGTTTTTGTATCGGCTTACTATGGGAACGGGCATAATCATTCGGTGGAACTTCCTGCACCTACGGTCACAACGAAGGACAGGATGGCTTTAATTGAAAGCCAATTTATGTGTTCTTATAACTTTAAGGATACAGGAAAGGATATTAACCAGCCTTGTCCTACACTTCTGACGAAAGACAGACTTTCTCTTGTATCTCCATTTTTTATGAATCAATATTCTGGAGGTGGTCAGGTGTCTGATATAAACTCGCCATGCCCCGCTGTTACCACAACACCGAAACAAAACTTGGTAACATACCAGCCGTGGATAATGAATACTGCATTCTCAAATGTAAGTAGCAGTATAGAGGAACCCTCCCAGACCATTACCGCAAACAGGAAATGGCACTATCTGATGAATCCACAGTTCAACAGTGCTGGCGGCTCTGTTGATAGCCCCTGCTTCACATTAATAGCCCGCATGGATAAGATGCCGCCTTATCTGGTAGCAACAGAAAGCGGTCAGGTATCGATTGAAATCTACAACAATGATAGTCCTATGACCGTGAAGATAAAGGAGTTCATGGCACTGTATGGCATAGTGGATATTAAAATGCGGATGCTTCGCATTCCGGAACTCAAAAAGATTATGGGATTCCCTGAAGATTATGTTTTAATAGGCACACAAGCTGACCAAAAGAAATTTATCGGGAATGCGGTGGAGGTTACACAAGCGAGAAAAAATACTGAAGCACTTTGCAAAGTATTGAGAAAGTTGAGATTGAAGAAATCAAAAGAAATAGCTTAATGGAAAATGGAAAACTTATATTAGATGCCTGTTGTGGCAGTAGAATGTTTTGGTTTGACAAATATAATCCTCTTGCCTTATTTGTTGACAAACGTTCGGAAACACTTACGGCCAAGGACAGAGATAAGATTAGGATAATAGAAATAAGACCTGATATAGTGGCTGATTTTACCAACTTGCCATTTGAGGATAGCTCTTTCTACATGGTCGTGTTTGACCCGCCACATTTGAAAACACTTGGCAAAACATCATGGATGGCAAAGAAATATGGTAGGCTTCCGGATAATTGGCAAGAAATGATAAAAAGCGGTTTTGATGAATGTATGCGTGTCCTAAAGCCCAACGGGACATTGGTATTCAAATGGAGTGAGAGTGAAATAAAAGTCAATGAAGTTTTATCCATTATACCTTATAAGCCTTTGTTTGGGCATACCACTGGCCGACAAAGTAAAACGATATGGATGTGCTTTATGAAACTGCCAATTAACTAATAACGGAACAGAAATGAATACAACCTTTGAAAAATCGGCTAATAGTACCGATGAATGGTACACACCGAAAGAAATTATAGACGCATTGGGTGAATTTGATTTAGACCCATGTGCCCCAGTAGCCCCCCCCTATAAAACGGCAAATGTCATGTACAACAAAAATGACGATGGATTAAAACAAGAATGGAAAGGTCGCGTTTGGTTGAACCCACCTTATTCCCGTCCTCTTATAGAATGTTTCGTTAAACGGATGGCAGAACATGGAAACGGCATTGCTTTACTTTTCAATCGTTGCGATTCAAAGATGTTTCAGGATGTGATATTCGAGAAGGCAACGGCAATGAAATTCTTGCGTAACCGAATCAGATTCTTCCGTCCAGACGGAACTCGTGGAGATTCTCCCGGCTGTGGTAGTATTCTCATCGCTTTTGGTGAGGATAATGCGGAGGTAATAAAAACTTGTGATATTGCAGGTAAGTACGTTAGAATAAATTAGAGCAAAACTGAACAAATATGAGCAAACTATATAAAGTAACTATTTTCGGGGAATCATTCCTAATCGGGTGGTTCCCTTTCTCTTCACGCTGGTATAACAAGCTAAAGATAATCAAATGATAGTACGTCATTTTATAAGAGTTCCGGTTGGAAGTACTGTCTATTGCGACAATCAGCCGGTTAAAATACTGGAGAAAGGATATGCCCTTGCTCTATGTGATATTAATGGGAAACGGGTATATATCACCTGCTATGATTTGGAAAAGAAACCATTCATCAGCACGAATGGGGAAGAATGAAAAAGAGCCAACCCACGCACGACCATGAATCAGCTCTTCCTTACACGATTATGATGCAAATATACTATTTACTTTTAAAATAATCGTGTTATGGAACTGGATTTTAACAAAATAATTCGCCTTAAAAAGATTAGAATTGAGAAATCAGAACTTTCAGAGGAAGAAAACGCCTTGACCACCCCAATTTTGAAAGACAAAAGCCTTATCCATGAAATCTACAAAATATTCGTTGAGTTGCTGAATGAGAGAGGATGTCCACCGAATATTGACAGTGTTACCCAGCGGAAGAAGTTCATTTTCATTATCCTGTACCTGTTTTCTCCAAGTTCGCTTGCCGGTGGGAAAATGACAGCAGGGCTACGTGAGGAGATGTCAAGAGTATTGGGGATTCAGTCCAAGAGTACAATTTCCGACAATTGTGCTGATGTCGTATTTCTGTATCAGAACTATGGGGATTTCAGTGGAGATATAGAGTATCTTTACACCGAAATCGTAAATCGGTTAAGAATCAAAGGGCTAATCAATTAATGAGCCGGGGCTTAGTGCTCCGGCTTAATTTTTGTTTGGATTTGTTTTGCGATGGATTGCGTATCAGTTATTAAGGATTTAAGTTCTTCATTAGTTATATTGATATAACCTCCATCTTTTTTTCTACCATTTCTATGTGCTAATAAATTCCTATAATAGAAGTGTTTTTTCATTTTCCCATTTGTGTCGATTATAGAAACTTTAAATAATTCTTTGAGTATATCTTTTATAGTATCAATGTTACTATAAGATGTCCTCATTACATATTCTATGACCTTTTGCTCCCATTGGGCAACAAGATTGTCTTCTTTTAATTTAGTCATTTCATCTTTTTTCTTGCATGGAGGAATTGAATTGAAAAAATTATTGAAACTTTCTTCGTCTTGGATTATTTTGGTTAAAATAATGTCACAAATAAATGTATCTAATGATGTAATGATATTAATATATGACAATTTATTGATGATATTTTGTTTTTGTTCGTCCAATCCTTTGATGTTAATTACACTTTGGATTTCATCAATTCTTTGCTTAAAATCATTATATGATCCGATAAAGTCTTTTGCAAAAAAATAAGCAAATGTATGTTGTGTTGTAAAGAATGTTTTTGCGTAATATTCATTAAAAATAGATTGGGGATGCTCATTGCTAATTTCAAGGTAAGGCTCTCCTGTTTCAGTTATAGTATTGGGCTCTATAATTTCAGAATTTTCAGGAGGGAGATCGTATGATGCCCCTGCATTCTTATATGCAAAAAATGGAGTCGTTATTAAGATTCCTCCATTGACATAAATCCTTTTTCCCATATGTTTTATTCTCCTTTCTTTATTTATAGTATTCTTTCCCTCGTATATTCTTATGTTCCGGCATACGTGGCTCTTCGTCAAAATGAATTTTTCCACCACAGTGAGGGCAGGTAATAGTATTGGCATCATTTTTCACTTCTTCCGGTGAAGCAAAGAGTTGCCACATCGGAACGTCAAGGGCTTCCGCAACCTTTTCAAGTGTTGGATAAGACGGGCTTTTCAATATAGCATATAGGTTCTGTCTGGTAGTGTTCATTTTTTCTGCGAAAGATGTCATATTAAACCCCTTTTCTTTAATAAGCAATTCTATTCTATTCATACCTTTAGTTTTTTTTGCAAAGATACGTTTATTATAGTAGTGTCAAATATATCATTTACGAAATATTGTTAAATGAAAGAATATACTTTCTTATTTTGTTTGTAGTGTCAAATATATCATTTACATTTGCATCATCAGAAACGAAGTAATAACAATTAAAAGATATACGATTATGACAACAAAGAATATCATCAGAGAAGTAAGTTACAAAGGTCACATAATAACAGTGTTTGAAGATGGCTTTCATCAAGAATTTGTAATCATAGATAATGACGAATCAAAGCTGTATGATAGCATTGCAGATGCAAAGAGAGTTATTAGAGGCGAGCAACCTTATTACGAAATAAACTGAGTTTAACCAGCAGGGCGAAAGCCCTGCGCAATATAGAAGGATATGACTAAGAAAATATATTTTTAAAAGCAGTTATAGAAAAACCGTTATTGAATAATGAACCAGAAGTTTTACACCTTTTCGTTCAAATTATCAATGAAATAACTTCTTGTATGTCAGAAGACGAGTTAAGAGGCTGTATGAACTCTTTAATAGTAAGATACCCTTATTTTAAACTGTTTTTCGATTATGGTTTCGGACATAATCATATGTGGGTGAAAGCATCAGGTTCTTTAGAAAGATTGATATTGGTTGAGTTCTAATCCGGTAGCCTTATGGCTACCACAATATACACGATTATGAAAGCAGATTTAGTTTTAGTTATCAGTCCTGAAGCCCCACTGATGAAACAACTGGGCAAAGTGTTAGGTAAGCTATGTACACCATACGACTTCTCTACTATAGAGAGGGGTGAAAAGTACATCACCATACAGCATGATGAAACTGGGTTTGTAGTGGCTTACACGAGTGAAGAAAGATTGAATGTGAAACGATAAATATAGATTGACATGGTAACACCGAAAGAAATTATTGAATTGATAGAGAGTTTACCTAATTCAGAATACCACATATACACAGACGAAAGAGGTGTGACAGTGACTTCTGAATGGCTTGTTGGCAACTTTGCGGGTATGGGATTTGTGGCAGCTACGAAAGAGGATGCAGCACAACGGTTGATTGACTATCTTGACAGACATATTAAGCATGATTCAATAGTGGGTGATATTGTTTGTAAAAGTGGCTATCCTGACTTAAAGAGAGTGAAAGAATATTGCAATAACACTTTTATAGATTAGCTTATGAACTCAATAAACAAAAACGGTTGCAGCGTATGTCAACCCGGTAAAGAGAATTACACTACCTACAACACCAGGTTGAGAGGTAAAAGAGTGAGAATGTACCAGTACGATTACCGTACTGAAAGTGGTGAACTCTTTGCTTGTTGTGCGCCTACCTTAGAGGCGTGTAGAGAAAGACGGGATAAATGGCTTAGTTCACGACAATAAGCCAATTGTCGTGTATAACGATTGAAGATATTTCGTTATCTTTGGTTGTGGTAGTACCTTTGGGGTACTATCGCGGGGTGTAGCAGTGGTAGCTTTTCACTTTGACTTGGTGAAGGTCGGTTGTTCGATTCAGCCCCCCGCAACTATTGAGTATTAATTTAAATTTGACACGATTATGAACATTCTTACATTAAGCATCAAACAGAAGTATTTCGATGAAATCTTGGCAGGCAAGAAAACCCACGAATACCGTGAAATCAGACCAACTAACGCTAAGAAGTATATCACTTACCTATGTGGCGGTAAAGAATATCCGGCTGATGCAGAACTGCCTGAAGAAGGTGAGGTAGAATTGAAGCCTATCAAGTACGATGCAATCAAGCTTCTGACAGGTGCATATACAGGTAAACGTCCTTATATTATCGTTGAAGTGAAAGCAGCAGAAGCTGTTATTCTCACAGATGAAAACGGTAATGATATTGTTTACGAACATCAAGGCGAAGAATATCTTGCTGCACAAATGAATTATACTTTGGGCAAGATATTAGAAAAACATATAGATTGATTTGTTTAACTTTTAAAATTAGAAAGCAGAGTCGCAAGAAGAATTAACAGAGTAGCCGGGCCTCGCAGAAATATGAATGGTGCAGGGGCAGGTGGTAGATTGGTTGCCAATCGTAGAGGTACAGCAAGTGCCACACAGTTAGGATCACGCAGACAGCGTTACAGTGATCTTCGTACTTCATTTGGTTTAAGTGGTGGCTAGCTATGAACAAAGTAGAACAAGCGAGTCAATATATAGACCTCATTCGGGTAAAATCGAATGAGGCTTTACTGTTTTTATCACTTGGTAAAGATTCGCTTGTTCTGCTTGATTTAGTCTATCCGAAGTTTGACCGGATTGTTTGCGTGTTCATGTATTTCGTTAAGAATTTGGAACATATTAACCGTTGGATAAACTGGACTAAAGCCAAATATCCGAAAATAGAGTTTGTTCAAGTACCACATTGGAATCTCACTTATATTCTCCGTGGCGGTATGTATTGTGTGCCAAATCCGAAAGTAAAGCTGTTGAAGTTGGCAGATGTGGTAAAGGCTATGCAACTTACTCATGGAGTTTATTATACATTCTTGGGCATGAAAAAAGCTGATGGTATGAATCGTAGACTTATGTTGAAAGGGTATGAGGTAAACGGTTACGAGAATAACGGTATGGTTTATCCTTTGGCTGATTGGACACAAAAGGATATTCTTGCTTATATGAGGCAGCACAATTTACCCGAACCAGTTCGATATTCATTGAAAGCCAGTTCGGGTGTCGGTTTCAATCTTGACTGTATGCTTTGGATGGAGAAGAATTACCCACAGGACTTACAGAGAATTTACGAAGTTTTCCCGATGGCTGAAAGAGTGCTTTGGGAGTATCATAATCAACAAAATTAATAAGGAGGATTGCTGAGTCAGAAAAAGAAAGACAAGAGAACAGATATATGCTCAGGCAGAAAGATTGAGCGAAGCTAATTGGAGAAGAAAAAATACATGGAGTAGCAGTGCTGCAAGCAGGCGTGCAAAACAATCTCGTGATAATCTTATAGCAAGAGCCGAAAGGAATACTCTTCGGCAGAGAGGTTTCGGTCTAAGTAATGGCTAATATGGAATTATCAAAATACATAAAGAGTGAATCGGTGGAACTTAACCGCTCTGCCATTCACTTTGCAGACTATAATCCCCGGAAACTTTCCGATGAATCACGTAAGACACTGAAACGTGGCATCAAGAAATTCGGATTGGTAGGTGGAATAGTTGTGAATAAGCGTACCGGGCTTACCGTAGTCAGTGGACATCAGCGTTTGTCTGTCATGGACGAATTGCAGAAGTTTCCCGACAATGACTACCGCATTCGTGTTGATGTGATTGACGTGGACGAGCAGCAGGAAAAAGAGTTGAATATTCTAATGAACAATCCCAACGCACAAGGTACATGGGATTTTGACGCTCTCGCTCGTATTGTTCCTGATATAGACTGGAAAGATGCAGGACTGACCGATGCTGACCTAAACATGATTGGTGTCGACTATCTTTTGCAGACCGAAGAGGAAAACTCTATTGCGGATGCTTTGTCTGATATGATGGTCCCAGTTTCCGAACAGAAAGAAGCCGATAAAGCCGCCAAACAGTTGGAACGTGCTGAAAAGGTAGCCCACATGAAAGAGGTCAAGCATCAGGTGAAAGAAAACGCACAGAAGCAAGCTGAGAACATGGATGCCTATGTGATGTTGTCCTTCGATACCTATGAAGCTAAAGCCGCTTTCTGCGAAAGGTTCGGGTATGAACCAGATATGAAGTTTATAAAGGGAGAAGTTTTTGATGAACAAGTAGAAAGAATAGATTAATTATTGGGAGGAAAGCTGAGTTAGAAAGAAAACATATAGCCAGTTATATCAGCAGTCCAGACGAATAATGTACAACGCTGGAAGACAATACGGGTTAGGTTCTGCAAGACAAAGAAACATAAGGGATAGAACGAAATCCATAATGGGAAGATATGCTGAGAAAATAGATAGCTATTTCTCAAAAAGAGGAGTTGATGTCTATGGAAACAAGCCAATTTCTCGCCGTGTCTATATGGGTAACAATAACGGTTAAAATTATGAGCAATAGTGAATCTCAAAATAGAAAAGGTAAAGGAGGAAGAAAGCCTAAGTTTGATTATACAAGCGAGGAATTTCTTTCTCTCGTGGAATCGTATGCCAAAAAGGGATTCACTGACAAGGAAATTGCTTATGCCATAGGGATTTTGCCTCAAACATTCTGCGAAAAGAAAAGTGAGTACACCGAAATATCCGAAGTCTTAGCGCGTGGGCGCGCGACAATCAATGCCACTGTAAGGGCTAAATTCCTTGCAATGGCTCTCGGTGGCATAAAAACCAAAAGCACCGTGGTAAGAAAGCTCCGTGATTCAGAGGGAAATTTGACAGGTGAGGACGAATTACAAGTTAGCGAAAGCGAGTTGGCTCCTAATTTGCAAGCAATGTCCGTTTGGCTGTACCACCATGATGAAGATTGGAGAAAGATTGAGCGCAAACAAGATGAAGACGCTGATATTCCAACAGACATAGAGCATGGCATCAACATTGATTCCTGGATTAAAGACAAGCTAAAATGATAGTACCCCAAGAAATTTACCATCCATTATATGAGGATAAGGAAAAATTTATAATTCTTATCACCGGTGGGCGTGGTAGCGGAAAGTCTTTCAATGCTTCTACTTTTATTGAGCGGTTGACTTTTGAAATGACTCCCGTAGAGAAAATAGTTCATCAGATTCTTTACACCCGTTACACGATGGTTTCTGCCGGTATGTCTATCATCCCCGAAATGATGGAGAAGATAGATTTGGACGGTACCACGAAATATTTCAAGACCACAAAGACGGACATAGTCAATAAGATGACTAAGAGCCGTATCATGTTCCGGGGTATCAAGACTTCTTCCGGAAACCAGACAGCAAAACTGAAATCCATTCAAGGCATTACGACTTTTGTCTGCGATGAAGCGGAAGAGTGGATAAGCGAAGATGAGTTCGACAAGATAATGCTCTCCATTCGCAAGAAGGGTATTCAGAACCGGATTATCATTATAATGAACCCATGCGATTCCAATCACTTCATCTACAAGAAATACATTGAGAAAACTCACAAGCTGGTAGAGATTGACGGTGTGCAGGTTCAGATTTCCACTCATCCGAATGTGCTCCACATTCATACGACTTACTTTGATAATTTGGAGAATCTTTCACCGGAGTTTCTAAAAGAGGTAGAGGATATAAAGGTGAGTAATCCTGAAAAGTATGCTCATGTGGTTATCGGCCGGTGGGCTGACGTTGCAGAAGGTGCTGTGTTCAAGAAGTGGGGAATTGTTGACGAGTTCCCGGCTTGGGCAAAGAAAATTGCTTTCGGGCAAGACTTCGGTTATACGCATGACCCGTCTGCTTCCATTCGTTGTGGTATCGTTGATAACGCCCTTTACTTGGATGAAGTGGATTACCGTACTGGATTGCTTTCTTCTGACATCATCAAGACTCTTCGCCCGTGGGGATTGAAAGTCATAGCTGACAGTGCTGACCCTCGATTGATTCAAGAGATACACAACGGAGGAATCAAGATATATGCCGTAGAGAAAGGTGCAGGCTCTATCAATGCCGGAATTGACAAAATGAAAGATATGGAGATTTATATAACCAAACGCTCGTACAACTTGCAAAGCGAGTTCAGAAAGTATGTTTGGGCAAAGGATAAGGACGGGAACTATATCAACGAACCGGAAGACCATGACAATCACGGAATAGATGCTGTACGTTACTATGTATTGGGTGAGCTTCTTGGCAAGATTCAGAAGCCGAAAGATTTAACAGGAATATTCACACATTAAAAATATAAACTATGCCATTGAATTTAGAAGAAATATTAGCATTGCCTGACATCGGGCAGAAGATAAACTACCTGAAGAAAGGTAGGAAGACTGAACTTCCCGACCGTTGCAAACTTTGGGATGATTGGAATCCGGAACGACATGAAATCATGGTTGACAAAAAGAAGTATCCGGACAGAAAAGTACTTGATAAGGAATCCGAAAAAGTTTTCGATGAAAAAACTGGTAAGACTTATGAAATCGAAGCAAAGTATAAGACTGAACCGGTGAACCGTATTTCTATTCCATTGGAACAAGATATAGTGAACATTCAAACTGCTTTCACGGTCGGCACAGAACCGTCTATGGATTGCATTCCGACTGATGATGATGAAAAGAAGCTGCTGGATGCGGTAAAGGCTGTATTTAAATCCAACAAAATCAAATACCAAAACAAGAAGATTGTCCGTGCCTGGCTCTCCGAACAAGAAGCGGCAGAATATTGGTATGTTACCGATGATGATTCGTTTTGGGCAAAGTTTTGGAAGAAAGTTAAGACTACGTTCGGTGGCAAGGTCAAGCCCACCAAGAAACTGAAAAGCGTGTTATGGTCTCCATTCAGAGGTGATAAGCTATACCCGTTCTTTAACGACGAAGGTAAAATGATTGCTTTCTCACGTGAGTATAAAAAGAAGCTCATGGATGATTCGGAGGTCACCTGCTTTATGACTATCACGGACAAAATGGTTTATCAATGGGATTTGTCTAAAGGGTATGAAGAAAGAACGCCTTTTGCTCATGGATTCCCAAAACTACCGGTTCTCTATGCTTATCGTCCTGAATCTTATTGCAAGAAGATAAAGACATTCCGTGTCCGGCTGGAAAAACTGTTATCTAATTATGCTGATTGTATAGACTACCATTTCTTCCCACTGCTGAAGCTAATTGGAGATGTAGAGGGTTTCATGGGTAAGGTTAAGGATAGAATGGTCAAACTTACAGGTGAAGGTGCGGATGCCCAGTATCTGACGTGGAACCAAGTTCCGGATACGGTACGTTTTGAAGCAGAAACACTCACTAATATGGCTTATGATATGTCAAACACTCCAAGAATATCGTTTGAGACATTGAAAGGCATAGGCAAGGCTTCCGGCACTGCTTTCCGCTTCATGTTTATGGGTGCACATATGGCGGTAGAAAATCACGGTGAGGTTATCGGTGAGTTCTTGCAGCGAAGAGTAAATTTCATTGTTTCCGCTTTAGGCTCTATCAATCCAACCGAGTTTAGCAAGGCATCGCAGACCATTGACATAGAAACAGAACTGGTTCCATATATGATTGATGATTTGAATGATAAGGTGACTACTGCCGTTTCCGCTGTCAGTGGTGGCATCTGGTCAACGCGTGAGGGAATCATGTTTGCCGGAAATGCTGACCGCATCGAAAGCGAATTGAAAGAAATTAAAGAGGAACAAGCAGCAAAGAATGAGCAAATCGGAGATAAGGGAAAGAAAAACGCCTCTTAGTTAGAAAAATTACGGGACTTATAGTTTTAGTATAAGAAAATAGTTAGCGGTGGCTTCAAAGAGTTGCCGCTATTTTTTTTGCTCTTTTAAATTATAAATATTAGAATATAATTTTGAATTATAGAATTATATATGTATTTTTGTCACACGATAATTGAGTAACCAATGAGAATATTTACCGAACAAGCATTAAAAGAATATGCAGAGAACCATCCCGATTCAAAGGTCGCTTTGCAAGAATGGACTACCATTGTGAAAAGAAGCAAGTGGACCTGTTTTGCCGATATTAAGAAAACGTTTAATAGCGTTGATAGTGTAGGTAATCAACACTATGTTTTCAATATCAAAGGCAATAACTATCGTTTGGTAGTAGTGATTAAATTCACTATTCAGTTTGTGTATATTCGCTTTATTGGTACTCATAAAGAATATGATAAAATAGATTGCGCTAATATTTAGGATTATGACAAAGATAGAAAATCAAGCCCAATATGAATGGGCGGTGAAAAGAGTAGAGGAACTTCTTCCATTAGTGAAAGATGATACTCCTTTGAATGACCCAAATAGCATAGAATTGGAGCTTCTTTCTAATTTGGTTGCTGATTATTCCGAAGAACATTTTGCATTGGGAGAACCAACACTTGTGGATGTTCTTAAACTTCGTATGTACGAAATGGGGCTTAATCAAAAATCACTTGCAAAGTTGGTTGGTGTCAGCCCATCACGGCTAAGTGATTATATATCCGGTAAATGTGAACCTACTTTAAAAGTTGCTCGTGAGATAAGCCGGAAGCTAAATATTGATGCTAATATAGTGTTAGGTGTATAAGTATAAGTTTTTGATGTGATATATTTTAGGCGTGATTCATTCGGTTTCACGCCTAAAATAACTTACCTCCAAACAAGCTTCTTAAGCTAAAATCTATATCCGTAATTCTTTTTATTTCAATTAAATCTCTATATACAAATCCGCCAACATTTATTTTTTCACATTGCATTTTTAAATAAATTTCACGAGATAGTTCAGCTCTTGGGGTAACTTCTAAAAAGAACCATTGTCCATACAATATTAATGTATAAAATCCATAAGTTTCTATATCATTAAATTGTGAATCGGAAAAGGAAAACTTAGGAGATGAAAATTTTTCTTCTATTAAGTAAACTCCATTATTGACTAAATAATACAAAGGAATATCTCCAATATTATAACGTGCAAATCTCCTAATTTGATTAAATCGATTGTCTAATCCATTACCTGTTATTTTATGATATTCTTGAAGGAACATTTCATATATTCCTCTCTTGAATTGTCTTGCAAATGTTGTTAGAAATCTATCATTAAACTTAAAATGTGATTTGAGAACTATTTTTCTTTTTGACTTCCAATATTCGAAATATATTGACTTTAATCTTTCTGAATTATCTTTTCTGTTAAGCAAGGCTTTTGGTAGTCCAAATATTTCTTTAACACAAACTTCTATACAAAGTTTAGGAAACACAAAGTCGTCAGGTTGACCGAAATAGTGATTGCATTCATCGCAAATATCAACACCAATATTTATGCTACCTAAACTTTTTGGCATAGTATGTGGCTTCTCTTTAAATGTCGTTTGAGTTACATCTTTACCACAAAAAATACAAGTTCCTTTATTTATATAGTCCATACTGTTACTTTATTTTACAGCAAAAATAGAATTTTAAATTGATTTCTTCACAACCTTTTCTTAGTGAATGCTATACAACCTAATTATTTCCCCTTTAATTGTTTCCTCCTTACTTTTATACCGTATTCACGACAATCAATCCATTGTCGTGAATGGGAAGCTTAAATATTTACTAATCATCTGCATTGGTGGTATTTTTACTTCCGTAAATTGAATTTCAAATTTAATAATTCATACGGTATGATAAGCTTAGAACAAATCTTGGCAGGACTGCAACAGAAATTCGCTGGGGTGGACACTGCTATCTTAACCCGAATCGCTACTAAAAAGGCAGAGGGTGTAACGGACGAGACAAAGGTAAACTCTATTATTGAGGGTATCAGCTTTTCGGACGTGCTTAATTCCTATGGTGATTTCCGTGCCGGGGATGCTTCAAAAACGGCAGTGACTAACTACGAGAAGAGGCATAACCTTAAAGACGGTAAGCCAATCGAGACTACCACAACCACCAAAACGGAAGAGAATAAAGACGATGTGCCTGCATGGGCGCAAGCTTTAATTGACTCCAACAAGAACCTTTCTGATAAGCTAACACAGTTTGAAACGGAAAAGGCTCAAGCAACACGTAGCCAGCAGATTTTGGCAAAGGCAAAGGAGTATGGTATTCCCGAAAACTACGCCAAACGATGCGCCATCAAGGACGATGAGGACTTGGACGCATACTTCAAGGATTTGAAGCAGGAGTTCGCAAATGACGGCTTCAAAGGCGTAACCCCTCCCGAATCAGCGGAAGCGAAGATTGAGAAAGAATCTGAATCTATCGCTAAGATGATTGATGAGGGGACGAAAACTATTGTTGAACAAAACAAGAATTAATTATGTCAGCAGGATTTAAGTATGACTTGGTTCCGCCCGTTGAGCAAGAGGAACGCTACGATGTCCAGACCGGCATTCGTAGACGTGGTCCGTTCAAACTTGATACGCAGAACCTGGTAGTGGGAAGTTTTCTTCCCGGATTTACACCAATTTGTGCGGACTTGAAAAACAAGTTCGCTTATGCGGTAATCAATGTGAGAGTTGCGGAAGCCTATACCACTGGTGGAGAGGCTTTGTCTATTAAAGTAGCCAAGAACTCTTTGGCTTATGTGGGTATGTTTGTCGGAAGCGGTAAGAAAGGTGCAGAAGTAACGGCAATTGATAAATCTAATGCCGGTTATGATGTATTGACTATTAAGGCTGCTTTTGGTGAGAATATTGCCAAAGATGCTGTATTATTCAATGCGGTTGCAGTTGATGGTTTAAAGCAAAAGCATGTCGCTAATTCGGCTCTGTACAACCGTACAAAGGTTGAGGACGGAATTATATTGGTTTCATTGCTTCGTACAGCTGCAGAGATTGAACCTTCAAAATTGGTTATGCCGTTCTCCGAGAACGATAAAGCCAACATGAAGGGATGGTTTGAGTTTAACGAGTAAGGAGGTAGGATATGTTTTTAACGATTCAAACATTATTCGATGATGCGAACATCGTTTCCGCTATCATCAGACGTGTGAACCAGACACGCAAGGACACAATCTATTGGCAGCAGTATCTTACTTTCCGCAGAGTAACTACTCGTGTGTTCAAGGATTATATCGGTTCTGTAACCGGAGTTATGGCCGGCTCTATCAATTCACGTTTTGGAGAGAAACCCATTCGTGAACGTCGGAACATCGGTTCCGGATATGGTGAGATTGCCTATTTGGGTGATGCTTATCAGATGTCTATTGACCGTCTTTCTGAATTGCAGGATTTGATTGACAAGTTCAATGCAGCTAAGCCAGCCGACCAAAAGGCTGCAATGGAAGAGATTGTAAACTTCCTGGCAGACGACTACCGTCAGATTACCCTTGCTGCCCACAAGCGTATGGATATTATTGTCGGTGCGCTGTTGATGCTTGGTGAAGCCACCGTTTACAACAAAGACGCTGCAATCACTTCCGGTCAGACCAATAATAAACTGCTGGAGATTACCCTTCCGTTCAATTTTATCAAGCCGAAAAGTGGAGATGTGGTTGTGGACGGAAAGAATATGTTTATCTCTTATTTGAGAGAGAAACTTCATTCCTTGGCACCGGACTATGGCGTTTATGCCAAGATGGTTATGACTCGTGCATCTTTCAACAAGCTTATTCTTGGTTCATCTGAATTTGGTGAGCAGTACAAGATGATTCTCCGCAGCAACGAAATGAAGTTGAGTACGGGATTGGTTTCCTCTTTTTTGGCTTCCGAAGTGTTCACCGGCATCGGTCTGCCTCGCATCGAAATCAAGGAGGACTACGTGAAAGACCAGACGGGAAAGAATGTGCAGATTTACGCGGATAACCGTATTACTCTGTTACCTTCTGACAACATTGGTTATATGCGCCATCATACCCCGTATGAAGCGACAGACCCAGTACAAGGACGTACTTATATCCCGTCAGAGGGGCAGATGCTTATCTCCAACTACCGTGACAAAAACGGTCGCTACATGGAATATACGGCAGAGTGGATTCCGCAGATTTCCAATCCAGATTTGATAACCAATTTCGATTTGAGCGAAATTGCATCCATCCAATCGGCATAAGGAGGTAGGATATGAAAGTAAAGGTTATATCAGTTTTCCGCGACAAGTTCACCGGAAAGTATTATACTCCCGGTGAAGTGATTGAAGTCGGTGAGGAAGCCCGTGTGCTGGATATGGAAAGCCGCAGACTTGCTGAACGGATTGAGGAAAAAAATCCCGAAGTGAAAGCCCCTGAAGAAAAGAAAGAGGTGAAAATCTCCCTCTTTGAAAAGGAGTTTGAGAAGAAGACTTTGATTGATGCTTTGAAATCTATCGGTGCGCAGGCTTCCGGCAATATGAAAGAGGAAACTCTTTTGTCTAAGGTTTCAGAACTGGATGAAGAATCAACAGCCAAACTGAAAGAAGCATTAGGTATCGAGTAAAAGGATAGGGTAGTGCTTCTACCCTTCCATTGTCTAATTTTATAAATCAGAAAAGAAATGAAGAATTTTATTTTTGCCATGTGTGGTTTTTTGATGATGTCTTTGGTTTCGTTGAGCGTGCAGGCATCAAGTGTGGAATCTCCCAAGTGTGAATATGTGAATCCATCGGTTAATGCCGGTTTGCCGGATATTCAGTCTATCACTTTGGAAACGGCTCCGGCTGATTGTGTTGTACTGACCATGACGCATCCCGTGTTTTTGGTTGCAAATAACCCGGCTATGATGTGTTCGATGAAAGAGGAAACGGCTATTCAAGGGATACGAATTAATGTTCCCAAATGCCCGTTCAGATACATCTATAAATCAAAGTATTGCACGCATTATAGCTATACCGCATATAGTAAACTGATTACACCATATTGATTGATAACAGTCATGAGTAACAAGGAGTTTGTATTAAGCGTATTTGATAAGAATCCCCCGTCTAATCTTGTAGTTGAAAATATACTTTCAAGAACGGGATTGGATGGCGAAGAACCTTTTGCCGAGGAAAATAGGGCAAGATTAGAGGTCGCTTGTGCCAAGCAAATTCCGTGGATGATACAAAATCCATCTTCGGTCAGCGAAAGCGGATTTTCTGTGTCTTGGTCTAATCATGTTGATAGCCTAATGAAATTGTACTCATGGCTGTGTAAACAGTACGGTTTGAAAGACGAACTGGGTAACAAACCTAAAGTGACTTTCTTATGATATTCGCTCCACACATATTGCAGGTAAAAGTTATCACCCCGATGGATAAGGATGAGTTTGGCAGACCTATTCCCGGAACAGGTGGTGAAAGCTGGCAGGAGGTATGCAAGTGCCGTTGTGATGATAACACTACCAAAGAGTTTTCATCTGATAACGGCTCTGTGTATCGTCCGAATTATCATGTGGTATGCGAGAAGAGAATTACTGTCAAGGCTGGTGATGAAGTACGTTGCATGGATGGTGATGGCGTAAGAGGTCAAGGCGAAGTTTATACAGTGAAGAGTACAAACTACTTTAACTACTCGGAATTATGGATGTAGATTTCGATTTCTCAGATGTCGACTCCTTTTTCGATGAAGGAGAATGGGAGGTCGAAAAGAAGATGATTGATGTAGGCGATGAAGCCGTGAAGTACGCAGAGGAACATGGGGATTATCAAGACCATACACTCACTTTGAGAACGTCCAATGATTACGATGTCAATAAAGACGGTTTGACATTGAAAAACGAAGCGGAATACGCATCATTCGTAGAATCTAAAGGGTATGATGTTTTGAGTAGTGCTGCTTTATTTGCGGAGAAACGATTAAAAGAAGAATTTGAAAAATGAAAAAGTACATTGGAACAAAACAGATTGAAGCAGAACCTATGACAATGGGCGAGGCTTATGAAAGAGGTTTATTACAAGTTGGCAGAGTGCCTGATGCAGAGTATGCAAAGCGCATGGGTTATCACGTTAAATATGCTGACGGGTACGAGAGTTGGTCGCCAGCGGAACCGTTTGAGGAGGCGTATAAACTCGCCGATACATCACTTGACCGTATGCAGATAGAAGCCGAAGAAGTCAATGGAAGATATGTAAAGTTAGCCGCTTTCATAGATTCAGGGAAAATGGATGAAGTCGTTAATGATATGTACAACAAGTGTTTACTGGAAATGCAGTGTTGTACAATGTTCGACTATATACGGCTTCTTGATACTCGCATACAGCGTATGCAAGGTTCTGATGGTGCAAAAGTAATAAAGATGAATTTTGGTATGGCTATTATGGCTCTCAAAGCAGGTTTTCCAATTCGTAGAAGCGGTTGGAACGGAAAAGGATTAATGGTGTTCAAACAGGTCCCAGCACATATTGATAGTGATATTATCCCCAAGATGCAATCTATTCCGCAATCAGCAAAAGACCTTATTCTGAAAGGCAAGGGCTTTATTGACTACACAAGCCAGTGTCTTATTTACAATGAGAATACCGGACGCGCTGATTCATGGGTTCCGTCTATCAGTGATGTATTTGCAGAAGATTGGGAGATTGTGGAATGATAGTAACTACCGACATAGGAAACATCCTCTACCGGGACTGCAAGGCTTTCGGAATAGATCTAGTGCCTGATGGTGAAACGCTGACGGGTGAATTGAAGTCCGAAAGGATTGTCATCCACACGAAGAAACAACAGCCGGGAAAGTATTGGAAGAAATCTTTCGCAGAAGTGAATCTATGTGTACCCAATTTAAGCGAGAATGAAGCGAACACAATCCGGCTTAACGAACTCGAAAGAAAGGCTGGCAAGCTGCTTGATGATGTAGTAAGCACCTATGACGGTACAACCTATCGTTATTCTATCGAATCAATTGGCACGGAAGCGGATACAGCTTTGAAATGCCATTACGTGAATGTGAGAATTTTATTTGAAGTAATAAATGTAAAACTATAAGATTATGATTTCAGCAGTAGGAATAAAAAGAATCTTGTTTGCCGACATTGATAAGGTAACGGCAGACATTACCCCCGAAATCGCAAAGACTTTGATTCAAGCCGCTATCAAAGCGAAAGATGAGGTTTTGAATGTACACGGGGAAACGTGGCAGATTGAGGAAACGGAAGCCTCTGTCACCGGGTACAAGAACCAATTAACGGGAAAGAATTACCGTTACGATGATGTGCCGGGAGAAGTATCGCCCGCTTTCTCTATCGGACAATATGACTGGAAGACCAAGAAAGCGTTCATGGGTGGCGATGTTATTCAGGCAACATCTAAAGATGTAGGTTGGAAGCGTGCTTTGGATAAAGTTATTATCAACAAAGCATTGTTCTGTCTGACCGATGATGATGTCTGGTTCATCTTCCCAAAATGCCGTATTGTTTCCCGTGAAGCCAATACGGATAAGGCAATTGCAATCGCTGTAAAAGGCTTGGTGCAGGAACCGGGAATCGAAGGTGTTTCTTCTGAGTATAACTATGAAGAAGGGCAGATTAAAGCTTTGCAGGCATGAACTACAGTAACCATTGTACCTACTCCTTCCGATGCGACCGTAAAGCTGGACGGTGCAACGGTCAAGTCAAAGCAGGTGAATGCTGGGGCTACCGTTCACTATGAAGTGTCGAAAGTGGGGTACGTCACTCAGTCAGGAGATATTAAAACCACTCCTTCTGAAGTTGATACCACTCTTAAAAAAGAGATAACATTGGTAAAAGCACAAGAGTGATAACCGGGGGATGGATATATACCATTCCCCCTTTTAGTTTAAGAATATGAATCAAGCAGCAAAAACGGTTTCTGATGCTTTGTTAGGGCTGGATTTCATGAATGTGGAGATAGGAGGGATGGTTTATACCATTAAACCTCCTACAATTAAAATTATCTGTCGTGCCATTCATCATTTTTCCAATATCGGCATGACTGGAGATAATGTCATGGAAGCTATTAAAGAGCTTCCTGAAGCTACTGAAGATATGCTGAAAGGTATTTCATGCTTCATCTGCGGGAATGATAGTTTGGTCAAAGAATTGGAGAACGGCACTTTTGAAGAAGTCAAAGATGCCTTGGAAGTCTGTTTCTCTATGATGGATATTTCGGCTTTTCAGTGTGTCAGCTCGATGAGGAACGTGTCGATGCTGGCAGCAAGACCGAAACAGTAGGAAACACAACGTTCTTCGGGCAGATAGCCCATTTGATTGACACGCTTCATTTGAGTTATACAGAAGTGTTTGAGGTTATCCCTTATCGGAATTTGCTGATGATGCAACGGGATAAATTACACGCAGTATATGGTGGTCAAAAAGTGAATAGAATCAGTGGTAAGGAATTGGCTAATCGTAGGAAAAAGAAATAGATATGGCGAAATTATATTTTAAGGTAGGTAGTGACTGGGAAGAAGTTGTAAGGCTCCGTAATGAAATTGTGAAGTTAAAACAAGAGTTAATGAGCATGGATGGCACGCAGTCTCCTGCTGCTTTCAAGGCTTTGAATGCCCAACTTGCTGCATCCAACCAAAGATTGGATGAGTTGGTGACTAATGCAGCCAAAGCTGGAGCGGAGATGGAAACGGGATTCAAAAGGAAAATCTTCGATGCTTCCCAGGCCGTGAATGGATTCACAGAGAAGATTCTTGCTCAAAAAGCGGTAGTTAAGGATATTGAAGCGGATGTAAAACGACTTGGGGATGCTTATCGTATAGCATTGAAAAGGAATCCGTTATCAGCAAATAGCAAGTTAGAAGAATACAATGCTGCCCGCAAAGCTCTTGATGAAGAAAAGGCAGCTTTATTTGGATTAACCCAACAACAAGCCGAAGCGCGTCTTTCCGTAAAGAAACTTCGGGATGAATACGCCCTTTACAATGATAATGCTAAGGAAATCGTAGAGAGTAACAACGGTATCGCTATTTCTTGGAAGAAAGCATTGGCGGTTATTGGTGGTGCTGGAGTATTAAAGGCATTAGGTTCTGAAATGATTCGTGTTCGTGGAGAATTTCAATCCATGCAGACCGCTATTGAGACTATGGTTGGAAAGGATATGGCAGGACAACTGATTCCGCAAATCAAGGAGCTGGCTAAGATTTCTCCACTTACTATGTCAGATATGGTTGGAGCAGAAAAGATGATGCTTGGATTTAACATACAAGCAGAAGACACTATCAAATACTTGAAAGCCATTAGTGATATTTCTATGGGGGAATCCAGTAAGTTCAATTCGCTAACTTTGGCATTTTCACAGATGTCAGCAGCGGGTAAACTTATGGGGCAGGATTTGAATCAAATGATAAACGCTGGATTCAACCCGTTACAGATTATCTCCGAAAAGACCGGAAAATCTATCGCAACTTTGAAAGATGAAATGTCCAAAGGTGCTGTTTCCGCTGAAATGGTTCAACAGGCATTCATTGATGCAACTTCCGCAGGTGGTAAGTTCTATAATATGTCTGAGAATGCCTCAAAGACTATCAATGGTCAGTTGTCTATGATGCAGGATGCTTTGGATTCCGTGTTTAACGAATTGGGAACAAAGTCGGAAAGTGTTATCATGGACGGTATTCAAATGACAACTTCGTTGATTCAGAATTATGAAACAGTAGGTAAGATCTTGGCTGGATTAGTGGTTACTTATGGTACATACCGGACCGCAGTGATGCTTGTTACTGCTGCCGAAAGTAAACATACTCTTGTGGAGATTGGACTTACCAATGCCCGTTTATTGGCACGAAAAGCGCAGTTAGCTTTAAACGCTGCAATGCTTACCAATCCTTATGTAGCTTTAACTGTCGTTATCGGTGGGCTTGCTACTACAATGTGGGCAATGTCTGATAGTACAACTGCTGCCGCCCGTGCTCAAAAAGAATATAACGGCATTAAAGATGCAGCATTTAAAAAAGAACAGGAACACAAGCTGAAAATCGAAGAATTATTGACGGCTGCTCGTGATGAGAGTTTGGCTACTCTTACTCGGCAAAAATCATTAGAAGAACTTCGTAAAGAATATCCTAAAATTTTCGAACAATACGATATTGAAAAGCTAAAGTTGGAGGATATCTTAAAGTTGAAGCAAAAAATAAACGAAGAAGATTCAAGGCGTTCTGTTCAAGGCAGGAGAGATGATTATAATGCTCTAAAACAAACGATTACTAACCAACGGAGATATTTGCAGCTATTTGATAATCCTGATTTACGGAAGAATATGTCTGATTCTGATAAAGAAATATGGAAAATGTTTTCTGGTAATCAGTCATACGTACAGGTGCGTGAGCAAATGGAGAAAAACTCTGAACTTTTAAAAAAGTATCAGAAAGACATGTTCGATGATAATATTTCCGCTTACAAATCCAATCTTAAAAACTATTCTAAGGAGAAGCTTGAAACGGAATTGAAACTTGCTCAATCGTCTGCATCCAAACGCAATGGTTTTGTTGTAAACGGGATGATGGTTAAAGGGGGAGATTTAGAAAGTGTTATTTCTTCAATTAATGGAGCGTTGGCTAAAAAGAAATCCCCTACTACTTACAAGCAGGATTATGAGAAAGCGAAGAAAGACTGGGATGATGCTAAGAAGAAACTTTCTGAAATAGAAAAGAATAAATCCAAGT